ATAGAAGGAATTGCACTAAATACGCCACCTAATTCACTTGCAGGAATTGAAGTTGCTTGTGTTAAACCCGGAGTTAAATTGATTCGATTACTTGATGTATTATTAGGTGTTTGAGATTGAGCACCAACACCTGTTGTATTAGCAACTTTACCTGTTGTTCCTGTAGCACCAGTAAGAATATGTCCAATTGTGTTTGCAGTATTCCCTAACATACTATTAAGAAAACTTTGAGCTGCAGAATTTCCAGCTGTATTAGCAAGTTGTCTAGCTGTAACGCTAATTTGATCTACTCCTGTTGGAGGAGTCCAACCACCACCGCCAGGTTCTGTAGGGGTACCTATAGCTGGAGATCCAATATCTGTAGGGCCGCCGGTAGTATTCGTAGTTGTACCACTACCATATGGGCTACCAGTTGTGTCTGTTGGTGTTGTTGTAGTATCGGCAGTACCTGTATTGCCCACATCGCCTTGTGATGGATCAACACCCGCACTAGGATCAATACCCAATACATCTGTTACACCAGGAACAATATCACTTCCCGGAATAAAATCTCCACCTGGTATAAAACTGTCAGCCATTACTGCTCCAATACTATCGAATAAGTTGTTTCAAAATGATTTGCACCGAGTCTTTTTAGTATCTTACTAAAATCATTTTTTGGCTTAATACCAATCAAAACTCTTTGCGGTTTACGTTTTTTAATTACAGATAAGCTCCATTTAAGGAACTTGTAGCCAAATAATCCTTTACGATACTCTGGCAAAATAAATAATAAATCTGATGATGCTGTTAAAACTGATTTAAAATGTAATGCTTTAAATAAAATCCAAGTATGATATCCAATTAATTTACCATCATCACGAATAGTTAGAATCTCTAACATATTTTTATTTTCCATGACCTGATATTGTTGAACATTTAAGTCATGACTAATTACATCTTGACGTTCAGAAACTTCTTTATGGTGCTCATCAAATAAAGGGTATGCGTCTTTAAAAAATGATGAAACGGTCTCTTTTTGGTATGATATCATCTAGGTATACTAATGCAAAAAAGGCCTATTATACGCCCTATTGACGCTGTCTACCATTCACAATTAAACTAAATTGGTGTGCCCAATCTTGCCAATTATCAAATAATTCTGGGTTGGGGAGTGGGTAACTGGAAAATACTGGTAGTTGAGCCATATTATTTGCTGTATGCTTCCAATTAGCTTCATCCGTATGTGGTATGGGTTGACCACTATAAAACAAAATAATATTCCCATTAAAATCATTCCACGTTGAATATGCTGGAATATATGGAAAATACTGATTAAATCGCGTAACTGAAGCGCTATTAGCCATTATGGCCTTTCGTCACCGAACTCAGCAGTCACTAATAATCGACCCATTTCATAATTACCATCAACTTCATTAGAAGCAAATTGAAGTCTATTTTCACGATTCTCTACACGTAAGTCAATCTTATCTGTACTTGTTGTAATAGTATAAGGACCTGAATTAGATATAGGACCATTGGCAAAAGGCTTACCAATAATGTTCATGGTTAAATTACCACCTTGCACAAAGTCTGGTTCAATACGTCTTAAATGCATACGTCTATTAATACCTGGCGTACCTTGACCTGATGGTGATCCACCAACCCAGCTTAAATCGCATGTCGTAAAACTTGCTGGAATTGCTGATTCCGTAGTAAATGATACCTTATTTAAACCAACCTCATGTTGCCAAATTGCATATCCACCACTAATAGAATAAAATACTGTATTGGCTGCAGGTGATCCACCAGTGATAGGACCATTTACAGTAATAAGTGTAACACCGCCGGTTGCTTCTAATGTTGTATTAAAAATATGTATGCTAGTATTAATTTGATACTTAGCAGCGGCTGTATTTGAGTTACTGAAAGTTACATAACTACCTGGTATGAATGTTGTAGTTACATCACCTAATGTATAAAATTGAGATGTTGTAGGAGCTGATTGGCCTGATGGAGTAGCACTTACTGTATATCCTCGGCTATAGATTACATTGTAATTCCAATCACCCCAAATAGGTGTTGGGAAAACTTCTGTAGTATATCCAGATGATCTTTGAGCACCCTCTGCCTGACCAGCATCATACCAAATCTTATCTTTTGTATTGTAGATAATAGCATCAGTACATTCTGTATTTGTGCCACGTGGATAGAAGAACCAGATCTCATTGTATCTTGGTACTTTTGTAGCCCATACTTTTTGGCGTTGAGTATAATTTAAATTATTAAATAGCCAGTTTACATTCTTATCATTTGGTAATACTTGAACAACACCATTGTATACATAGAATCGGTCAACACCCATCCAGTAATAAGCGCCATCCATTTCAACCACAGCGCTGGATGACATAATAGATATTTCACTTGACACAATGTCGTACTGCCAATATGTAGGTGGATTATTAACAAATGACACACGAATCAAACTATCAGTCGCCCAGAATAATCCTGAAGGAGCTACTGTACCGCCACGAACTGGCATACCTTTTACTATTTTACCAGCGGCTAAGTTGACCTGATTGGCAAGTGGGCCATTCCAGTCTGTGAGTACTTGATTATTATAGACAGAACTTACATGGTTATTAGCAATGTATCCGTTCTCGCCATAAACAAATATAAATGGGTGAAGCACACAAACTCCACCATTTACTGAAATAGGTTGAAATGTAGGGGATGTTCCGCTTGTATCAGCAAGAACAGTAAATGTCCATTGATTAGATGAATTAGGTACAGTGGATCCAACATAGACTGGTGATGGAGTACCGTTATCAATATTAGCTAAGTTAAGACCGGGGTGGGCTAATAGATTTAATGTACCACCTTGTACATTGTATTGATAATCAAATTGCCACAATAAATTTGCGCTTGGCGCAAAACTAACGTTATCTAACCACACATTTGAGACAGAATTTGCGCCTCCCGCAATAGGCGTTGTTAGTGTGACTGTAGTTGTATTAGATACGTTATTGTAAGAACTTGTAGAAACACTATATGTAACTGGATTAGTATTTTGATTGAAAATAACTGTAGCACCAGTATTAAATACAGAAGTTAAACTTTGAGCATTACCATTAGAAGCTGTATAAGATATGGTAAATGTATTTGAGGTATTGTTTGCAACAGCAAATTGAGAATAACCTGCTTCTAATAATGCACTAAACGGACCCGCACCAGATCCGAAGTTTTGACCTGTTGCAAAAACATCTAAACCATTTTTATTTCCTGCAAATACATAGTTAACCCCATTATAGGAGTTCATCACCATGCCACGAGGCACACCATTAAATGTAGCAAAAAGCTGAGTGTAACCGCCTATTTTTTTAGGGCGGCCACGTTGGAATCTATTCCAAACGCCATCAGTACATTCTTTAGATTCAAATATAGTACCGTCTCGTTTGACACCCGGATCAACAACTAATGTATAAACTTGACTATACTGTTGAGGTGCCTGAGCTTGTTGTTGCTGTTGATCAGCCACTTAGAATACTCCGCCAGTAATTCCGCCTACTGCTGTTAATGTTCCAGTAGCTGTTACTGAGGCTGGTGTGCTAATTTGAGGAGATAATGTATTAGTATTATTAAATAACATAATTTCATTACCATTTGCAGTAACACCTAAAATACTGGTTCCTGCTAAATAAAGACCTGTTGTCGTATCATTAATAAATGAAAATGATGGGACAGCTGCGGATCCATTAGGTGCGAAAAGAGAAGATACCGTGGATTGTGTAATGATAAAGAATACACCACCATCAGTAACTAAAGATACAACTTGCCCTGGAGTCAATGTAATGTTTGGCGATGAACTTCCAGATATTGCAAATTTAAGATTATAAGATGTTGTTGTTGTATCATTAATCAATACATAGAACTGTGTAATGTTTGGTAATGTGATTGTTAATGTGCTTGTTCTTGTGTTAGCCAAATTAACATACGTTTGAATCATTGGAGCACTAGCAACTAAACTATATGCATTACCACTAATACTATCTACGTCATAAGATGCAGCAGATAAAGTAATGTTTGTAGGAGATGTCCAACCTACAGTAAAGAAGTTATTTGAGTTAGCATCAAATATAATCATTCCAGAATCACCTGGATTGGTCACTATGTTTGATACGCCATTAATGGTAGATGGACTATTTGGTAAAATGGTAAGAGATCCTGTACCATTGTTTCTAAAATTAGCATACCATCCTGGTGTGATTGATGCGTAAGAAGGTAGTGTAAATGTACCAGCGCCTGCAGTCCAAACATAAGTTGATGCACGGCTATTATTAGTAAGTGTGGTATTAATGGATACTTGAACAATATTATCTGATGTTGTAAGTAATCCATTAACTGTTGTAGATAATCCAAAGCCAGCTAAACTAGAAGCACTCGCTGCAGACATACCAGCACCAAACGTGATTGTACCCCAAACACCGTTTGCTGATGAGTTATCTGTTAAATAGAAATATTGTGATATACCAGCATTAACTGTTGTTGAATTACCACCACCAAAATTAGTAACAGTAAATGCAACATTACCAGTATTACGAATAAGTACATCAGTTCCAACTGTACCTTGATCTGCTTCTGGGAGAGCTAATGATAAAGAACTAGCATTAGCAGAACAATCCATAATACGCGCGATTGCAGTCTGACCCAATTCAGCATTGGCAATTGATGGCCAATATAGTGGGGTATTAACTGAAAAACTTAACGCTTCATATGAAACGTCTGTTGGTTGAACAACGGTTCCAGTAAATGGTGAGGTATAGATAGGTGTGGTCATGTTTAAGGCTCTTGAATAGATGTGTTACGATCAATACGACGTGCATTATCTTCTTTCTTAAGCGCAGCTAATGAGTCGTCATAATATTGTTTCCAAATAGGTAATTTATCAAGTGCTTTCAAATAACCTTGCGCTTGCAATAAAGTACCAAATAACATCGCTTGAGGACACTCGCGAGTAAATAAATTTTGCTGATTAGATGAATCTAATGGTTGAATTAAACTATAATAAGTAATTTCAACTGGATAGGATTGATCTGGATATGGTGCAAAAGCCCAATTATTATAATCATAATCAGCATAGTATAATGGTTGACCACTAGAAGATTCATTTTGATATTGAGCTACATAATCTTGTGAGCGCAGTAAGATAGGTTGGCCATTAACTTTCATTGAAATCGTTTTACGCCATCTTGCTGGTTTATTAAGCACCACTTGATTTGTAGCTAAATTTGTTTCAACAACAACAAGTTGCAAGAATGTTTTAAGTTCTGCAGCGATTGCAGATTCTGCTAATCCAATTAAGTTAGGAATTTGCGCTACGAATTGTGCATCGTCACGCTCCATGTAATTAATTACATCAGCAACTAAATTGTCATAGGTTTGTACGTATGCGCCGGTCATTATTTAGTATAGTAACTTATGTTAGGTTGGAAATAAATTGGAGACTTATCACGGTCTTCTTCTTCAGCTTCTTGACGTAATTGGAGAGCTTCTTTTTTCAAGTAAGCTACGCGATTCATATCAATACCAGGTAATTGTAAAGCTAATTTATGTGATAATTCAGCTTGAATATAAGGTACCCAACGATCAGGTAAATAAAGTTGATTAGTTAAACTACCTACGTCTTGAGGTTGCATTTCCAAAATCATTTGGAATGCTTGGTAGTTATTGTTAGGCACTGGCCATAGATACATTTGTGGATCAACCTGACGGTTAAACCAGAATTGTAATGATCTTTGGCTTGGGAATTGTTTATTAGGTAAATCAAAATAGTCAGTTCTATTTAAACGAGCCAATGGAATGACTTGTTGTGATTGTGCAAACTGAATAGCACGAAGTGAGAATGTAGAACTTGTATTACGATTCTTTAAACGATAGTAATAGAACTGTTGTGTTGCATTAATAGTAATGTAAGACCACTCATAATCGTTTAGTGTGACTTCTGGAAATGATTGCCAAGTTTCCCAATTAACGCCGTCATTACTTACTTGGAAATCTAAATCATAAGTTGTTGGACCATTAGGAGAATAGGCATTAAATCCTGCATAGAAAACACGTGTTTGGTTTGAGTAAGCGGCACCAAACCAGTTTTCTGATAGTGTGGATGTTGCATGTTGACTTAAACTTGCATTACCATTTTGATCAAATAAACTAGGTGCTCCTGTATTGTCAGAAGGGAGTGCCTGAGAAATGGTTGGATTAACAATGTAGATCCAATTTGCCTCGAGTACATCGACGCAATTTTTTGGCATGGTTAAATATTGTTGATTGGTTTGTGCTCCAAGAACAACAATCTGTTGCAACCAAATGTTAACACCACGGTTAACAGAGTTTTGAAGGATATAAAAAAGTGCTTGTTTACCGGCGTTGACATATTCAGGCGTCATTTCTTCTGCCTGTTTGCCAGCATCACGATAAGCGTAAGATATCAGTTGGTCAACTGTTATCTTAGTTTGATCATAGGTACCTGAGTACGCCAAGATTATCTCCCGCGACCAGCAGCTTTACGCATAGGCTTACTAGCAAAGGATCGACCTTTATCAGCCTTGGCAAACTCCTTACCTACTTTTTGTGGAATCCCTACTTTTTTTGCAAAAACTGGAGAGTGTGCTACACCCTCCATGAGATTATGTTGTGCTTTTGATTTACTTGGCATTCTTAGTCTCCAGTGTGTGAAAACATGCCACGTTTAGTCATGTTTGCAATAGTTGCATCAATTTGCTCTTTTGTATATGGGCTAGTTGCAGGAGTGTTAGTCTGCATGTTTTGATAACTTTGCGGATTATTCATCGTCGCAGTATTTGGATTTCTGTTATCATAAACAGGAGGCTGTCCTCTATATACAGGTTGAGTATATTGATTTTGCATCTTTTGTATTTGTTGCATGTACTGATTTTTTAATTGCAATGCTCCAGCTGGATCAGTTTTAGATTGATTAATAATCGCTTGCTGAATTGATGGAGGAAGCGCTGGACTAATTAAATTTCCAGTTGATGAGCCGTCGGCCATGTGCTTAATATGTCCGCCGGCTTTAGCTTTTTTTGATGCGTGGCCGCCTTTTTTAAAGTAGTCAGAAGCTTTAGCTTTAGCACCTGCAGATTCTGCATCAGCTTTTTTATCGCCTGTTGGTGGAACTTTAACAATCTTGTCTTCATCACCAGCTGGTTTTGAACCTTCAAATTCTACATCAGAACCTGCTGAGTATTTACCAATCTTGCCGCCTTTTTTAGCTTCTACTTTCTTTTCTGTGGATGGTTCTGTTGATGGTTCTACGTGTTCTACTTTACCACCTTTTTTGTATTTACCACCGCTGCACATTGCCTTGCCGCCTTTTTTCATAGCAGCAGATTTAGCGTCAGCTTTCTTGGTACCAGTAGCTTTAATTTTTTTGATTTCATCTAAGTCGCCAGATTTTTTGTGCATCTCGATTGCACCGCCAGCTTTGTATTTTTTAACTGTGCCTTCTTTTTTCTTATCACGGCCACCTTTTTTGAGCTTGATTTCTGTTGGCTCTTTTTTGTGTTCAGCTTCGTCGTGTTGTTTGAATGCTTTTTTGATTAGAGCTTTATCTTGGGCAATGTCACCACCTTCTTTGTGATGTTTAGCTTTGCCGCCCTTTTTCATGATATTGATGTGACCGCCCTCTTTGTAGCATGGCATGTCAGATTTCATTTTTGTATTACTTTTAAATCCGTCCATTTTGGTTCCTATAGGTTAAAATTGATAAAATTAGGATGATCAGTCCTTAGCTCTACTAATGCACAAAAGCCACTTTTTTCGCCCCATGTAGGAATAATTCGCGCTCCCTGTAACGTCTAGCTTCTAGTATGGCAGGCTTATTCCAAAGTAACATGGCATCAGCCGCACCATGGAAATTGTGGTTTCTGATGTTTCTAATAACCGTTGATCTTTTAAAGTTGTCAACGCCAATATTAAAGCAAAAACTTAAGAGTGCCTCATATTGGTATGTAGTTAATTCGTAGGGTGACGTCTCCTCCACTGCAGTGCTACAGGACTTTATATCCTGCCTAAAGAGCTGTAATACCTCGGCATCCGTGAGCGTCTTATGTTTAAGGTGATCCTCATCTTTTTTAATGAGGTGACCAATACCAATGGTAAGTTTACCTTGGCTGTCTCGGTAGGCTTCATTTCTAAAGCCTTCCTCTTTTGATAATAGAATAACCTGATTGGCTATCTTTGAAAGATCCATTTCCAACTTGGTATGGTTCACTTGCTCCGTATTGCACGTGATCGAAAAAAGTGTGAGCAATCCTGCAAGTATAAATACTTTGTTCATGATTAATCCTTTCTCTGCGTATGTTACCGCAAATTAATGATTCTATGTTAGATTTTTGGGAAAACTAAGCTAGAAAAGCCCAGAATAAGAAGAGAGAATTGTTCATATTTAACCTCCTAAGAACAGTTGTTTTTCGTCATTTCGACGGGTGACGAGACCCTTGATGATTTTACCACCAGCCCTGACATACTTCGTGAATTCCTCCGCAGCGCCCTTTTTATCATTGCGAATAATCTTTTGACGGAGGGTTGATCGCTGTAGTACCCCAAGACCAAGATTGAAGCTAAAACTAATAAGAGCATCAAATTCGCCTTGTGTAAGTTGCACAGGACAGAACTTTGACACTCCCTGCTCAAATCGAGCCAAATCTTTTCGAAGAATCCCATCTACTTCCTCCATAGTGAAAACTTTATTCCATTCTGGCGATAGGGATTTACCATCACCAATAAGGTGTCCTACGCCAACAGTCCAAAGTTTAACACAATCTTGGTACGGTTTCAAGCGTACACCTTCGTGATGTTTAATTAATGCTATACCTTTGTCAGATATCTGCATTAGTTTTTCCAGTGACGTGAACCGAAGTAGAAGCCAATAATTGAGGCAACAATTGCCATCTCTTGGTCTGAGAATACTAAGTCAAGTGCCTCTTTAAAGTCAACACCCGTCCAGATAGCCCAGATCATGCCAGATACGTCAGTGAATACTAATAAGCCAACAAATACATAAGCAATGACTGGACGTACAGAAGCACGTAGATTAACAATCCATTGTGCTGCACCTTCTTGTTCTTTAGCAGCAAATGCATACAATGCAGAAGCTTCTTGTGCATCAGCTTGCACTAAGTTCTCTTGCAAGTTGATTGCTTCAATGCGTTCTTGAGCTTGAAGGTTTTGTTGAGCCATAGCTAACTGTTGTTGCATTTGTAGCTGAGCCATTTCTAGCTCATGCTTTTGATCTGACTTTTGTTGAAAGAATTGTAAGATGGATGGCAAACCAGAGGTAGCAAATCCAAGTATTCCTGATAACATACTAAACATAATATCTCCTATGAACCCAACGGGTTTGTTGTAGCTTTACGTAATGCTTTCATTTGCTCTTGCATAGAGGTAATCGCTGAATTGATTTCCAATGTATTACCTTTAGCTAATGCTTGTGCTTCACGTGATGAAGCTAATGCATCTGATGATTTTTCTTGCATGCGAATAGACGCATCTTGTAATGCTGCGATTCTATCTTGCTGGGTTTTTACTTGTAACTCTAAAGTAGTAATTTGAGCTTTCATGTCACTCAAACCCTTAACTTCCTCAATCGCCGAAACCGCTTCGTTGTAACGGGTTATCGCCAAGTAGGCTCCTCCAGCGATAATTGGCAATGCTGTTAAAATTAATCCCAATATCATCTGAGGTGATAAAGTTAAGGAGAATGTCTTGTTCTCTGCCATATGCTTGTTCCTGTGTTAAGTTGATATATTCTTGAATTTGTTGTTGCTGCATATTGTAGCCAGCATTTAGTAATTGCATACTCATGACTACACCGAAACCTGGAACGATTTCTTTACCTTTGGGTATGCTAGTTTTCGCCTCTGTCTTGTTGGTTTCCGAGCTTCCTGTAGAGTTGCTCGTACTGCTCGATGCTGTCCCAGAGGTGACGTCTGACTTTTGTGTAGTCCCACTTTGGCTTGTTGTTGTTGTTGTTGTTGTCGTTGTGTCTACCAATGGGGTATTCGCAATAACAGGGTTTTGTTGAACATCCACAGGTGGGGCAATCTGTGTTGTCGAATTCATTTGTTTGCTGATCACCGAGTTTGGATTCGTCGGGCTGATCGGAGATACTGGGCTTGTCGGATTGTTTAGATTCGTGACCGACATGACACATGTATTCGAAGTCGTGACCCAATCCGACCATATTGGCGTGGAATATGGATCCGAACAAGTCGATGATCTGTTTTGTAGTATGCTTCCAATATACCCAGATTGACACGATAATGTCTGTGTCTGAGTTGATGGTTTGCATGTTG